TGTCTAGAATTACTAAACAAAGTTGAAGTAATAATAGGCCACAATATTTTAGGCTTTGATTTACCAGTCCTAAAAAGATGTCTTAACTTTACTTATAAGAAACAAGTTTTTGATACTTTGTTAATGAGTAGATTAATATGGACTAACCTTTTAGACCAGGACTACAAATACAAGCAGTTACCTGCAAAACTATACGGAAGACATTCATTAGAAAGTTGGGGTTATAGATTAGGATTGCGTAAGGGTAACTACCAAGAACACTCAGATTTTACTGAATATAACCAGGATATGCTTGAGTATTGTGAGAGAGATGTTGAGGTTACTTATCTACTTTATGACAAAATAGTTAAGTCAAACTACTCAGAAATAGCAATAGAATTAGAGCATAAGTTTGCTAGTTGGATAATTAAACAAGAGCAACATGGTGTGTACTTTGATGAGACGACTGCTCAGTCGCTACATACTATCCTAACCAAGCGGAAACTAGAACTAGAAGATAAACTAGCTTTAGCATTTCCCGCTTGGGAAAAGTTTTGTGGTAATAAAGTTTACAAAAGAGACAATATTAAAAAGGGTATAAAAGCAGGTGTACCTGTTCCCATATACAAAAAAGAAATATTCAATCCTAGCTCAAGACAACACATAGCAGACAGATTAATTAATGTGTTAGGTTGGTCTCCTAAGAGTTTTACACCTACGGGCCAAGCTGAGGTTAATGAAAAAATATTAAATACATTACCTTATCCTGAAGCAAAACTTATCTCACAATATTTGATGGTTCAAAAAAGATTAGGTCAACTAAGCGATGGTGACCAAGCATATTTAAAATTAAACAAACAAGGAAAAATTTATGGAAAAGTTATTACAAACGGTGCGGTCACAGGTAGATGCACTCATCACTCACCAAATTTGGCACAATGTGTATCGAGTAGTTCGGAGTATGGTAAAGAATTTCGTTCCTTATTTTATTCTCCTTCCGATATGGTTATGTGTGGTCTTGATTTTTCTGGTCTGGAGTTGCGTGTGTTGGGCCATTACTTGCATAATTATGACAATGGACATTTTTCAAAAACACTTCTTGAAGATGATATTCATACCGCCAATCAAAGGGCTACTGGACTTAAAACACGTTCTCAAGCTAAAACTTTTATATATGCTTTCATTTATGGTTGCGGAGATAAAAAGCTCGGTGAAATACTTGGTGTCTCTCACGAAGAAGCCAAAAGAGTAAGACAAAGATTTACTAAAAGTTTACCTGCACTTGCAACATTAATAGATGCAGTCAAACATAAATTTAGAAACGTAGGTTATCTAAATGGAATTGATGGCAGAAGATTAATTTGTAGAGCTGAGTTTAGTTCACTTAATACATTAATACAAAGTTGTGGAGCCTTATTGGTAAAGCAAGGAACAATTATACTTAATGAAGAATTACATAAAGCAGGTTTTAAATGGGGTGATGACTATGCAATGGTATTACACATACATGACGAGATGCAGTTCATTGTTAAGAAAGAAAAGTTAGAAGAATTTAAAACAATAGCAAAATCAATATTTAAGAAAACCCAAGACTTCTTTGATTTCAGAACCCAATTAGATGGTGAAATTAAAGTTGGCGATAACTGGAGCCATACTCATTAATTCAAAAGCAAAACCTGATTTCGACAAAGATTTAAAATTTGGCGAGAAGTACGAAAACGACTTCCAAAAAGCAGTAGAAGGTAAGGTTGAATGTAAGACTGACAGAAGATGTAAGGATACAGGTAATGTTTACATTGAGATAGAAAGTCGAGGAAAACCTTCAGGTATTTATACTACTAAGTCTAGGAATTACGCCATTTGTCTTTGGGTAGAAAAGCGAAAAGACCAAATCTGGGTTTTAATACCAGTCAAAATTCTAAAGAAACTAGTGAAGTCTTATCCAATTAAATGGGGTGGAGATTATAACAGTTCCAAAGGTCATATCGTTCCTAAGCAAGATTTACTGAATTTAATAATATGAAGAAGAAAAAATTAATTCTTCCTGAAATACAGGAGAATGACTTTCCATATAAATTTTATATGTGTTGGTGGAGTGACATTGTTTCTGACAGTTCGTGGTCACCATTAACACAAATAAAAAAATCCAAAACAGCAGTTTGTATAACTATGGGTTGGTTAATTTCTACAACAAAACAAAAATATGTTTTCATTGGAGATTTAAATTTCCATGAAGATGGAACTGTTAATGAGGGTGGTAACTCAACAATCATACCAAAATCAAACGTACTAAAACTTAAGGAGATAAAATTATGACTCAGTTAACTGAGGAACACTTTGAATTACATAGTGCAAATAAAGCCAAGATGAAAAACATGAATGACTTTTATAACAATACAAATAAAGTGATGATAGTAGATGGTGACCTAATCGTATACAAGATTGCTTCTAGTTTAGAAGAACCTATTGATTGGGGTGATGATGTATGGACTTTACATTCTGATTTAGGAAAAGGTAAAACTTTTCTTCAACAAGCTATTAATCATTATAAAGAAAAGACAAAATCTAAAGAAGTTATATTTGCGTTTTCTGATAAATTAAATTTTAGAAAAGAATTTGATAAAACTTATAAGTCTCATCGTAAGAAAATTAGAAAACCTGTTTGTTATGCACCTTTGAGAAAATGGGCCGAACAGAATTATAATTTTTATACTTTACCTAATTTAGAAGGTGATGATGTAATCGGTATTTTAGCAACACAACATTATAAAACTAACAATGTAATTATATCTGGTGACAAAGATATGAGAACAATACCTTCTTGGCATTGTTTTATTGGTGATGACCAATTGGAATATGTTGATGAACAAAGAGCTGATTATAATTTTTGCACACAAGTACTCGTAGGTGATGCTAGTGATGGATATAAAGGATTGCCTGGTTGTGGTGCAGTTAAAGCATCAAGAGTTCTTTTAGATAAGAAAAATATTGATGATATGTGGGAAGCTGTTGTTAGAGAATATGAAAGAGCAGGCTCTACATTTGAAGATGCTTACCATCAAGCAAGATTAGCAAGGATACTTAGAAAAGATGAGTATGACTTTGCAACAAATAAACCAACCTTATGGAGTTATAGATATGAACACTACAAAGATACTAGAGCAGACAAAAAAGCTAGTTAGTACAGACAGAGAAGACAAGCATGGCGATAAGGTTCAAAACCACTCTAATATCGCTAGACTTTGGTCTAGTTACATACAAAACAAAACACAGTTAAATATTAGTCTTCTTCCTGAAGATGTAGCTAATCTTATGGCTTTATTAAAGATAGCTAGAACCCAAGCAGGCCAACATAACATAGACGATTATGTAGATGCTTGTGGGTATTCAGCGATAGCAGGAGAGATTGCAAACAAAAGAACTGAAATAAGTGCCACTCTAGGAGAAAACAATGCCAAAAAAGATAGAAACACCACTTCTAAATGAGGAACTAATCGATTATTTGGACAACCTTTTTCCAGAAAAATGTGCTGACCTAACACAAAACGATAAAGAAATATTTTATCAATCAGGACAAAGGTCAGTCGTTAAACACTTAATAGAAAAATATAAATCACAACAGGAGAATTGATATGTGTGCAGGCCCATTTAAACCAAAAACCCCAGAGATAGTTGTACCTGACCCTATTCCAGATTCATCACCTATGCTTTCTAATGCTACTACGAAGAAAGATGCACCTAAGACTGCAAGTTCTACTTCTAATACAGCAAATAGAAAAAGACGAGGTAGAGGAACTTTAAGAATACCTCTTAAGAATTTAAGCGGAACTGGCGTTAACTTTCCAACATAATGTGCGGTATTAGAGGCGGTTTCAAACGAACCATAGATAAAGGAGTTGAAACAGGAGTTATTAAAAAAGTAACCAAAAATCCAGTAGCAAAAAATTCTACATCAGTTGTTAAGAAGACAACAGAAAAGAAAGCTAAAGTACTGAAAGAAGAAGAACCTGTAAGTAAAGTTGTTAAAAATAACAAGGTTAGAAGTTCTTTAAGAATACCTACTCAAAATCTAACGTATGGATAAATATAATTTAGATACATCTACAGTCGCTTTAGATAAATCACTAATCGAAAGTCAATATACAAAGATGGAAATTGACAGAGAGCAGTATTTGGAACGTGCGAGAGAAGTAGCTAAATTAACTATACCACATCTATATCCTCCAAAAGGTGCTAATGAAGCAACCGAATATCCAACACCATATCAATCAGTAGGTAGTAGAGGTGTTACAAACTTAGCTAGTAAATTAATGTTAGCTTTGTTTCCACCACAAGCACCATTCTTTAGATTAGATGTTGATGAATTAGTTTATAAACAAATAGAAGGTGACCCACAGCAAAAAGCTACAATTGAACAAGGTTTAGCTAAAATAGAAAAAGCTGTGATGGACAGCATAGAAAGTAATAATGACAGAGTAGCAGTTTATGAAGCTCTTAAACATTTAATTGTTTCAGGAAATGTATTACTTAAAATGTCAGAAGAAGGTTTAAGAACATATCCATTAAATAACTATGTTGTTAAAAGAGACCCACAAGGAAAAATTTTAAAGATTATTATTAAGGAAGGTATTTCTCCGAATACTTTACCAGAAAAATTAAAAAGAAATATAGGTGATAAACTTAATGATGAACATAAGTCATTAGATTTATATACTTGTGTTACTAGAGAAAAGAAAAGATTTTACGTACATCAAGAAATAGCTAAACAAAAAGTTTTTGAAAAATATTATGAATTAGACAAACTTCCATTCATAGCACTTCGTTTTAATCGTATAGACGGTATGAACTATGGAAGGGGTCATTGTGAGACGTTCGAGGGAGACTTGCGGTCGTTAGAAGGTTTGACCAGAGCAATCTTAGAGGGCAGTAGTGCGTCTTCTAAGATGCTTTTTATGATTGCACCCAATGGCTCAACTAGAGCATCAAGTATAGCTAAAGCACCTAATGGTGCAATTATTGAAGGAAACGCACAAGATGTGTCAGTTCTTCAGGCCAA